AAAGTATTTATCTATAAATAATATTATTTTTAGATGAATATATTTGACCCATCCATATCAGGATCATTATCCGTTTCGGGTTCAGGACAGGTTTCGGGAGATTTGACCGTACTTGGGACCCTATATGCAACGGTTTCAGGAACAACTCAAAATGCGGTATCAACATCTCACGCGGCTAGTTATACCCTAACTTCAAGTTTCGAACAATTTACTGGTTCATATACAACTGGATCTTTTACCGGTTCGTTTATCGGTAATGGTTCAGGTCTCTATGATATTCCCGCCAGTGGGGTTACGGGACTCAATTTAAGTCAAATTTCTGAAGGTAGTGCAACGGCATCTATCACTCAGACCGACGGACTCAGGGTTAACACCAACGTAGAGTTAACAGGTTCATTAAAAGTATCAAATATTGACTTGGGTGTCGATAAAACAGTAATAATTAATGTAACAGATTCGGGTGGAAAATATTTTATAGACAATAATAGAAATCCCGTATTGAGTTTTATTAAGGGATTTACATATAAGTTATTTTACTCTAGCTTTGGGTCACATCCCTTTAGATTTTCCACAACAAACGATGGGACACATAATGGGGGTGTAATTTATACAACGGGGGTAACCACAGGGTCGACGCCAGATTATATTCAAATAGAAATAACTAGCGATACACCATCTACCCTATACTATTTCTGTACATCTCATACGGGTATGGGTAATAGTATCTCAATATACCCTGATTTTCTAAATATTGAAGCAGATAGGGAAGTGGTTTACATTGAACCATCAAGAATTGCTACAACGGGTTCTAACACATTTGTTGGCACCGAAAATATAAGTGGGTCACTTTCAGTTACAGGTTCGGTCGACATAACAGGATCAATTTCATTAAATGGTCAACCGATTGGTACTGGTAAATTAGATGAAACTGTTTTCAATTCTTATACATCATCCAATGATTTAAGGGTTTCAGCGGTTGAAACCTCTACAGGTTCATTGAACAGTTTTACGTCATCTATTGATACCACAATCAAAAATAAGTTAAATACCGAAGGTGTTGTCTCAGGCTCACTACAAATATCAATTAGTGGAACATCGGACTATACCACATTTAGCACATCTATTTCACAATCAATTAGTAAATCGCTAGCTGATTCAAAAGACTACACAGATTTACAAATTAGTCTTTTAGATTTTGCAACACCTTTAACGGCATTAAATCAAGCAACCTCAAGTCTTAATTCTTTTAGCTCATCTACATTATTAAGATTAAATTCAATAGAAAATGAATCAGGAAGTATTAGAACTGATTTCAATTCATATACTTCTAGTAACAATTCTACAAATACAACACAGAACAGTAGATTAGATAGTTTAGAGTCAACAACATCTAGTATAAATGGAAATATAAGTTCCTTATATACATCGACGACTAGTTTGAATACGTTTACATCAAGTACTGATGGTAGATTAAATTCTATTGAATCAACAACCGGTTCATTGAATAGTTACACATCCAGCAATGATTCAACAAATACTACTCAGAATAATAGATTGACATCTATTGAGACATCAACAAGTTCATTAAATTCTTATACAAGTAGTAATAATACAAATATATCATCAATTCACACTGCAACAAGTAGTTTGAATTCATTTACATCTTCAATTGATACAACAATTAAAAACAAGTTAAATAATGAAGGTGTTGTATCTGGTTCAGTACAGATTGATATAACGAACACAACTAACTATACAACATTTAGTTCTTCAATCGCAACAACTGATTTGAATCAAAATAATAGATTAAATTCCTTAGAAGGAAAAACAGGAAGTTATGCTACAACTGGATCTAATATCTTTATTGGTTCACAAACAATAACAGGGTCATTATATATCAGTCAAGATTTAATTGTTGCTGGTTCTTCTTCAATTCAACATATTAGTTCATCTATAGTAAACATTGCGGATAATATTATCACAGTCAATGCCCTTAATCCATCTGTAAGATTTGGTGGTTTAGCGGTTATTGATAGTGGCTCTTCTCCAGAAGTATCTGGATCTATGTTATTTGATTCGGTAAACAATCAATGGTTGTTTGTGCATCAGAATCAATCAACAATTACTTCATCTGTTTTATTGATGGGTCCAGAAACCTATAACAATTTAGGCGGAGAGGCGTACTTAACACAAAATAGAATACCAAAAGGAACAGGTATTGAACATTTAAATGATAGTAATATTACTGACACCGGTACTAAAGTATCTATAAATTCTAATACAGAAATTACAGGTACACTTGTTGTAACTGGCAACATATCAAGTCCAAATATTAGTGCAATTGAGACAAGTACAAGTAGTTTAAATTCATATACATCTGCTTTAAAAACTGCAATAGAATTAACAGGTTCTAATTTAACAGTCAAAGGTGACTTATTAGTTAAAGGAACAACAACAAACGTTAATACAACAACATTAAATGTTGATAACAATTTAATTACATTAAATGGTACGGGTGCAACTTCAGCGGGTATTCGTGTTAATGATACCACTGCACCAAATTTAGTTTCAGGATCACTATTATGGGATGCAACAAATGATTATTGGGTTGCAGGTCAATTGGGTTCTGAACAAAGATTGGTTAGAGAAACTGAATTTAATAATGCAGTAACAAGAATTGGAAATGTCGAGACGAGCACAGGTTCATTAAATTCATTTACAAGTTCAATCAATACAACTATAAAGAGTAAATTAAATTCAGATGGTGTTGTATCTGGTTCATCTCAAATATCTTTTAATGGAATAACAGATAAACCAACATTGGTTTCAGGTTCAAGTCAAATATCTTTTAATAGCATATCAGACAAACCTACATTGGTGTCCGGCTCATCACAGATAACATACGGAAGTATTTCAGGAATACCAAGTGGTATTGTTTCTGGCTCTTCACAGATAACATATGGAAGTATTTCAGGAATACCTAGTGGTATTGTTTCGGGTTCATCACAAGTATCTTATACTGGTTTAAGTAATATACCTTCTGGTATTGTTTCTGGTTCATCACAATTATCATCTACATTTGTGGCAAAGGCGGGTGATACAATGACCGGACCACTAAGATTTAATGAAAGTGGTTATGGTAGAATTGCGTATGCTGACAATTATCACGGTTTAATTATCAGAGGTATCCCTAATAATGCTGCTGGTGATATTACCGCTGGTGATTATACCACTCTGGTACAACACAGTGGTGATTTTAGATTTTATAGAACAAATGGTACAATTAATGAATTATACTTCCAAGTAAATGCAACAGCGGCATATCACAGAGGTAATCAAATTTGGGATGTAAGTGATTTCACATCAACAGATGTTACCAATTGGGGCACCGCGTACACATATTCTCAAGTTGGACATTTGCCACTTGCTGGAGGTACATTAACTGGCAAATTAGTTATAGGGTCAACAGGAACTGCGGGTTCTGCAACATTAAAAATTAACACATCTACAGCATCTTCATTTATACACTCACAAGAGAACTTCTCACCAAATATGACCGCCGGACAAACAAACATTCTTGTTATTGGTTCTTCTGGTAGTACAAAAAATAGTGGATATTTAGGCTACAACTGGTCTAGTGCGGCATCTAACAGTAACTATGTTAGTTTAGGTCATTGGGGTAACGATAATTTATTTAGAGTATATGCCGATGGTACTGTTTACATGGGCACGGTAACAACTGGAACATGGCAAGGTTCATCAATCAGTACAACATATACCGCAGCTAAAGTAACTGCGGTTAATGCTGGTACAGGAATTAGTGTTGACACAACAACTGGTTCGGTAACAGTAACAAATAGTGGTGTAACATCATTAACAGGCACCGCTAATCAGGTTCAAGTAAGCGCGAGTACCGGTGGTGTAACATTGTCTTTACCACAAAGTATCGCAACAACAAACTCACCAACTTTTTCTAGTTTAACACTTAGTGGGAATTTAACATTAAATGCTGGATATATAAGCGGATATGTTGGTGCGGCGGGTAGTGGTGATAGTTATGCACCATTTAGATTTAGTCAAGATTATTCAGGATGGATGTCAATAGTTGCAGGTACACCTGGAAGTGCAAACGGTTGGGGATTATTCTGGGCTGGAAATAGTGGTGCACAGTATGGTACTAATGGTACGGGTGGACCTGGAGATGTTTGGACAAACAGTACAAACCCAAATGAATATGTATTTGTTGGTAATGGATCTTCTGTCATGTCTATCCACGGAAATACTGGAAATGTGTGGATGGCGGGAGGATTAATTGTTGGTAATGTTGTCGGTACGGGTAGAGCAAGTTATGGTGTTGCAAATGCAAATATTATACTAAGATCTAGTGCGAGCGATTCAACTGGTTATTGTGGTATTGATTTTAGATCGGGAAACAATTATCCATCAGATGGTGCACAAATTTATTTTGAAAGTAATAGTGGAGGTACATCTGAAAGAGCAAAATTAACCTTAAGAGTTGAAAACGATCAAGAAGATTTCATGGAATTAAGAGCAGGTAGAATTGATATAAACTCTAATACCGTTTCTGGTGGTGGTCAATCTACTATAATTAACTTCCAATCAGGAGGTTCAACAGTTGCCTATATTAATAGCGGCGGTTCAATCTACGCTAGAAGCGGAAATCTTGTAAAGGACTTCGGAAACTCAACATACGCAACATCATTCAGTAGTGTTTCATCCGTAACTGTAACACATAACCTAGGATCTAAAGATGTTATGGTTATGTGTTATGATAGTAATGATGAAATGTTTTGGCCATCATCAATTGTAACAACAAGTACGAGTGTGGTAACAATAACTTTTGCAGCAAGTAGATCAGGAAGGGTTGTTGTTTTGAGATAAAATAAGTATATTATAATATGCTAAGAGAAAATGTAATTGTTAGTGGATCATTAGATGTAAGTGGGCAATATATTATACCAAGAGGACCAAGGAGCGGTAGACCATCTAGCCCTGACATTGGCTCATTATATTTGGAAGAAGTATATAGCGGAACCTCTATCGCTAGATCATGGGCTGATTACGGAGGTAATAGTGCTCATTATACTGTTTTGGGTGTTGATAGCGTTCTTTTAAAAACATCATCATCAGGATGGGTTGGTAACTTTCCAGCAACAACAACAGCAACAGGAAATCATACTTTAAGTTTTGTTTATTTTACCTTGACGGGTACATCCTCGCTAGTTTTAGATAATGATGGTGTTAATGATAATTCTTTTAATACAACATTAACTGCAACCACAACACCTCAGGTTCATAGCGCAATAGTTAACCTAACATCAACAGGATCAATACAGTTTTTTCTAAGATACAATGGTGGAGGTAATAATATTGTAGTAACCAATTTTTTATTTGATATTTCTACTAATATTAGAAATGACGCAACCGTTTATACGTATACTGCTGCTTCAAACATAAATGGTGGTTGGGAACCGGTTGGTTCACAAAATACAGACAGAATTGGATTCAAATATAGACAAGTAATTAATTATTCATATTTAGCCGGAGGATATAAAGATGGTTCTCCGTGGAAAAACGTTCACAAAACTACAAATTCGACCGATCAAACAAATCATTTAGGCGAACTAATGGATTATCCTTGTTCATACACGTCTGGCGCTTGTAGTAAAACAATTTTATTTATTTGGTCAACAAACACAGATAACGCGTGGAAATCAGCAACACAAATACATTCAACATATACTACCGGCGTTCATATGGTAAATGAAACTGCATATGCGCACCAATCAAAATGGGATTTAGCAAATGCTAGAGACGACTTGGGAACATTGTTTCAAGAAACAGAGTTTGCGTGGGTTTTTGGTGGTGGCGTTGCAACAGTTGAGAAATTTAATTTAACAAATGAAACAATGTATAGTGTGTATTATCCAAATATGGAACCATATCTAACATTGAAAACATCTATAACAAGTTCACTAGGGTGTTCGGGATTTTCTGATGAAAACTATGGATACGGTTATGGGTCTGAAAGTGGAAATAAATTATTCTTTGCAACAGATACATTTACAAATAGTCAACAATGGGGTGCAAGTGGACAACAAAAAGGAATCAGTTCTAAGTGGGGTAAAGGATATGCTGGAAATGAGGGTAACTATAATGGTGGTTATAACTTAAGAAGATGGAACGTTTTCAATGAAACAAATATTGGAAACGTTTCAAAACCAGAGGGTAACACAGGTGAAGAAAATTTTACATTGGGCCAAGACTGGCAGTATATGTTGGGAAATTATAACGGTGTCCAAAATAATAATTCTTGGAAATTTTATTATTCCACCGACAGTGGTGTAAGTAATCCTACAGGATTATCTCCAGGTGTTAATAATGGAACATCATCCGGTCATTGTGGTTGGAGGTCATAAAAATATTTATAAAATATGCGTCACGATAATATAGAAATTAGTGGATCATTAAGAGGACAATTTACATTTACTCCGCCAAGGGGAAGTAGAGCAAATAGACCTGGGTCACCTATATCTGGTTCATTATATCTTGAGGAATCAACAACGGGTAGTTTTTTAATGGTTTATGTTGGTGCAAGTAATGACAATGGCTGGGTTAGAGTTTCGTCACAAACAAATCCAAACATCGCGGGCTTTAAGTATAGACAGATTATTAATTACAGTTATTTAGCTGGTGGATATAAAGACTCATCTCCATGGAAAAATGTTCATAGAACAACTAATGCAACAGACCAAACTTCACATATGGGTGAATTATTAGATTATCCGGCATCATATACATCAGGTGCCTGTGGTCGATATATATTTTTTGTGTGGTCTGTTAACACCGATGGGGCTTGGAAATCAGCTTCGGATAAACATGGATTATGGACCGCAGCAGTCAATATGGCAAACGATACAAAGTATGCACACCAAACAAAATTTGATATTACAGAAACCAGATCCGATTGTGGAACAATGCATCAAGAAACAAATTTTGCATGGATATTCAGTGGTGGGTCAACAAGGGTTGAAAAATTTGATTTAAATAATGAATCAATAATGACCGGCTATAATCTATCAACAATTAATGGTAGTGACGGCGGATCAGCGTTTTCTGATGAATTTTTTGGTTACGGATGGACATCCGATTCTGGTGTAAAAATGAATTTTGCAAACGAAACATTTACATCATCAACAATGTGGGGTAACCATTCTCAACAAAAGGGTATTAGTTCCAAAATTGGAAAGGGTTACGCTGGTAATGAGGGTTCTTATGCCGGTGGTTATAACTTAAGAAGATGGAGCAACGCAAACGACACCAATATTGGAAATGTGTCAAAGCCGCATGGTAACTGTGGAGAAGAAAATTTTACAATGGGCCAAGATTGGCAATATATGTTAGGTAATTATGATGGTGCTCAAAATAATACTAGTTGGAAGTTTTATTATGCAACCGATACTGGAACAAGTAGTGTAAGCGGTTTAAATCCAGGCGTAAATAATGGAACATCATCTGGCCACTGTGGTTGGAGATCATAAAATAAAAGATAAATGATATACGAAAATTTAGAAGTTAGTGGTAGTTTAAATTCAGACAGAGTTATTAACAGACCCCCAACAGGAAAAAGGTCGCAAAGACCAGCATCGCCAAGATCGGGGTCATTATTCTTAGAACAATCTGATAGTGGTAGCTTTTTGGTTTTATATACTGGAATTTCTAATATAGATGATGGGTGGGAAAGAGTTGCCGCCCAAGAGTTTCAACCTATTTCGTTTAGATATAGACAAATTATCAATTATTCTTATCTAGCCGGCGGATATAAGAATTCTTCTCCGTGGAGAAACGTGCACAAAACAACTAATTTGAATGATCAAACAACCCATATTGGTGAGCTTTTGGATTACCCAGCATCATATACATCTGGAGCATGTAATAAGTCGATATTTTTTGTATGGTCAGTTAATACCGATGGTGCATTTAAGGGCCCAGATAGTGTTGATGGAACTAGGACTTCTGCAATTAATATGATAACAGATACCACATATGCCCACCAGACCAAATTTAATAATGCCATAGCCAGAAGTGATTTAGGTACTATGCATAAAGAAACAGAGTTCGCGTACTTATTTTCTGGCGGTTCAACAACACTAGAAAAATTTAATTTAACAAATGAAAGTTTGGTATCTGGTTTTGGTGTGACGACAATAAATGGTTCTGACGGAGGTTCTGCTTTTTCTGATGAATTATTTGGGTATGGTTGGACAAGTAGTGCAGGTATAAAATATAATTTCTCAAACGACACCCCAAGTTCATCAACTCACTGGAGCGCACATGCACAACAAAAGGGTATTAGTTCAAAGTATGGCAAAGGTTATTGTGGTAATGAGGGTTCCTACTCAGGAGGATATAACCTAAGAAGATGGCAAACAAGTAGTGATACCAATATTGGTAATGTTTCAAAACCACACGCAAATTGCGGAGAAGAAAACTTTACAATGGGGCAAGATTGGCAATATATGTTGGGAAACTATGACGGAGCACAAAATAATACTAGTTGGAAGTTTTGGTACGCGACAGACAGTGGAACCAGTAGTGTAACTGGTTTAAATCCAGGCGTAAACGGAGGTACTTCTTCTGGTCATTGTGGTTGGAGACAATAATTGACATTTTAAAAAAAATTCCTTATATTTTATCAAAAAGAAATTTAATTATGGAAGGTTACAAGTATGATAGATCTAAAAATTTAAATAATCCATTTGATGAAAAATTAATGCAAATATCCGAAAACATGTCATTTGCATTACCAAAGTACAAAGCTTACAACTTTGTTGGCGGGGCACAAATCACACCATACGCAAAATTAAAACAATGGTTATTGGAATTAAGAGGTAGGGAAGATGCGGTTGAACATCTTGAATATACCGTTAGAAAGGCGGAACTTGAAATTCAAATGGATGAAGAAAGTAAAGAATTTATTACGGACTCTAAAAGAAAAGAAATGGTTGATTTAACCATAGCAGATAAATTGATTGACTTAAGAAAATTCAAAAGAAATCTTAAAGATGCATATAGAGAAAGACAAGGATTTATTGATTTAATTAAAGAATTTTTAGAAAGCGAAGATGCAATTTTACCAGACGGTACAAAATTAATTGATGTATTTGGTAATCCTGAATTAGAAGAGAAATATGAACACGAATATTGGACTGTGCGTATGGCTAAACAAGCTATGCTTGATATGATTTCATATGGAAGGATTGGTACTGGTAATTTGGACTCAATCTTAATGATGGATCCATCACAACAAAAACAAGTATTGTCATTAGCCTCTTCATATACTATTTCTATTGATAGAAATATAAATCAATTAATGACACAAGCAACAACAAATAGTTTTTCAATTGAAGAATCATTAAAAAATCAATTGAAATTAGATAAACCAAATAACATAGAAACAGAAAAACTTTTATAATGACACACGTAATTTTTAAAATTCAACCAAATATTCCTGGTTACATTCAAGTAATTGGAATGTATCTAAATTATCAATATGGTAGAATCGCAGACGAATATAACGATATGAGATTGGAACTAAATCGAATGGGTGCGGTTATTATCCCTGAGGAAGTTGCCAAGGGGTTTGTTTTTGCTGATATCTATAAAGATTACGTAAGTGTTAGAACCAATTCACATATTATGGATGAGATTCCACAATTAGCTGAATCTGGTGAAACCGATGAAGAAAAGGTTAGACACTATCTAACCGATGAAGATAGAGCGGCGGGTGTTGCTTTTAATAAAGCAGTTATGAAAAAACTAATTGCGGATAGATTTTCTGAAAGATATAAAGAACTAATGGTTGATGCCTCAACTTTAGAAAAAGACACTTGGGAAGAGCAGAAGAGAGAAGCATTTGGATACTTGGCGGATAACGATTATCAAACACCAATTATTGACATTTTATCTACTGGTAGAAATATTCAAAAAAATATATTCATTCAAAAGGTTGTTGATAAAGTTACAGAGTATAATACTAAATTAGCTAATCTTTTATTAGAACAACAATTAATGGAAGAGAGAGTTAAAGCTTGTCAAACAATTGCAGATTGTCATAGACTTAGACACGAAAAATTTGGTGTTGCAATTAGTAAACAACAAAGAGAGGATGAAAATATCCCAACAACACCACTCACTTTGAAAATTGATTTTTAATGAACCTTGCGATTAATGGTTCGTGTGCTAAAGGATGTTCATTTTGTTTTACTAAAGAGGATGCTAGATTAAAACATACCCTTGGTGAAATGTCCATAAAAAAAGTTGGTGAAATTCTTGACCACTTTGATTTAAAGAAATTTAAAGAAGAGATAACAATTCTTGGCGGCGAACCAACACAACACTCAAATTTTACTGGTATTATTGATTACATAATTTCAAGAGGATTCAAATTAAATCTTGTCAGTAATTTATTATTTGGTCAACCCACATTAGATTATATTGTAAATAACATAAAACACATTAATTGGGTTCTACCAAATGGTGCGGAACTGAATGAAAAAAATAGAATAAATTTATTTAAAAAAAATTACTTATCTCTCTATTCCGCTTATGCTAATACGTGGGGGTTTGAAAATAATTCAAGGCTTTTCATTGCCATCACATTATCCTCAAATTGGGAACAAAGAAAAATCTTTGATTATATTAAATGGCTGTATAATGAATTAGATCAAAAAGTAAATGCATTTAGAGTTGGACTTGATCTAACTGGAACTTATCTAATCAACAATAAAGAACTGGGTAAAGAGTTAACAAAAATATTAAAGTTTGGAATTTATAATAAAGTAAAGATAACATCTGATTGCCAAGTTCCACCATGTTTATGGGAAGGTAAAACTAAAAATGCTATAATAGAAAATTCATATAATTTCGCAACATTTAAAGTACCAGGCCAAGACGTTATTTGCGGACACATGCCATTAGATATATTCCCAAACGGAAGTTCAATCCATTGTTATCCATTACAAGATAAAGTAAACATTCCAAATGTTTTGGAAATCTCAGGAAAAAATGGTATATTAGGTCTAAGGGATGAGTTTGATAGACTTTATACCCTGAATCATAAAGATTATACGATACCACAAGGTTGTTTAGATTGCGTCTTCTATAAGACCGAATGTAACGGAATCTGTGGGGGTTGTTTAGAAGGTAACAAATAATGAAAAAGATATTCTCAATACCACTTAATCCAATGTTATCAACGGATTATTTTGTACATAAATTTTATCCATTCTTAGAAAGAAATAAAGAATGGATTTATGATGTCTATTTTACTTGCAGAATCCCGCCATTTATACAAGATGCTATGGGTTCTGTTTTCTCAGATGAATTTAAGGATGCCGTTTTTGATAATGCAATGATTATACAAAAATCGTTGGGAATCACTATTAGTGCGACATTTAATAACGTCAATGTTTCACCAAAATATGAAAATTATAAACTGTTTGTTGAAAATTTAAAACCTTTATATGAAAAAGGTTTGAGGTGTATAACTATCCCACATGGTCATTGGGTTGCCATGGGTCTTAAGAAACACTTTCCTGAAATGGAAATTAAAAATACTATTCTTAGGAAAGTTGCAACAGGTCAAGACTTTTGGTACAATGCAGATCAAGGATTCGATTATATCAATCTTGATAGAATTTTAATGAGAGATGTGGAAGAATTAAAGAACATTAAAAGAGCACAACAAAAATATTACGAAGAGAAAGGTAGATATGTTAAATTGTCACTATTAGTTAATGAAGGTTGTTTAGGTAGATGTCCTGTAATGGATGAACACTATTCATACAACAATCTTCGTGAACCAAATGAGTTACCATATTTTCATCATGAGATTTCAAAAGTAACTTGTGAATATAAGTGGGAGAAAGAAATCAATGCATTCTTTTTTAAGACTGGAACAATACCACCATTCAAAGAAGAGTTTGATGAGTTTTTAGAATACATTGATGTATTTAAAATGCACGGTAGAGATAGTTTCAATCGGTTAGATGAAACAATTGAAATCGTTGATTCGTTTGTTGCCGGTAAAGATGTTCTATCTAAGACATCTGAAATATATCTTGATGGTATACCACACGAAGAGTTAAGAGGGTGGAGAAATAAAATAAAGAAATGTAAATTCCAATGTTGGGATTGTAACTATTGTGATATTGTTGCAGACCATAAGAAAAAATCATATGGACTTAATTAAACATATCGACAATTCTATTGAGTGGGGCAGACTTGAAGTATCTAAATTAAATCAAGATATTTTAGATATTCATGGCATCACAAGTAATAAGGTTAAATGTTTCTTAAATAACATTTGTGATATTGATGGTGCAAATTATCTTGAAATAGGTGTGTTTCGTGGCGCCACATTTTGTTCAGCAATACATAATAACAACATATATTCTGTTGCAATAGACAACTTCATGTCTCCAAACTTAACACCAAAAGGTGTGAGTCAAAAAATTGGTAACTACTATAAACATAATATAGACATTTTACCACAAGAAGAGTTTTTAAACAATGTAAAAAGATTTGGTGATGTGGATAAGATATCGGTATATAAAACGGATTATCATACATTTGATTTCAAAACATTATCTAATGTTGATATCATCTTTTATGATGGTGAAACCAAATTTCACGATCAATATGTGGCATTAACAAATATGTTACCAATTTTTTCTGAACAAACAATATTAATTATGGATGATTGGAATTGGGATAGCGGTGCATTTGATAAGTTTTTAGACTATAACAATCTTTCTGTATTCCATTCCAGACAGCTATTCACAAATGGTGAAGATCCTTCAGATTTTTGGAACGGATTGGGTATATTCTTAATAGGTAAATAACTTTTATTTTTGGTGTTTTTTGTTTATATTTGAGAATAATAAACTTTTATAAAACAAAATTTTGAATGAAGAAAACAATTCAAATACTATCGCCAATGTTAGTATTATTGTTTGTTACAACATTGTCATTTGGTCAATACAGTAACAGCGCAATCAAACAGGGATCTGAGCAAGCCTTTAAGTCCCAGGATACAACTAAAAACGAGTTACAAGAGATCATTGTAACAGCAAAAAAAGTCCCCTTAATGACCAAGGTTGGACCCTATGGGCAACCCCTATGGACTACCATCAGGATGTTCCCATCGACAAGAGTCTATGTAATGAACCCACCCGGTACAGCTATGTATGAGAAGTGGTTTGATATTAGACAAAGGAGAGGCGGACCAGCACAAATTAGGATGAGAGATGAGTTTACATTCGGCTTGGGTAAACGAGTTCAATTGGACATATATTCACATACAGTTTATGATGGATATAACGGGGACAAAACATTTAAATGGAGAGGTTTCTCTTGGGAGCTTAGATATGCTCTTGCTGATTGGGGTAAAATTTGGGCCAATCCAACATTATATTATGAAATGAAAATGCTGGATGGTCGTTGGGGTATCGAACCAAAGTTATTGTTAGGTGATAGAGTTGGTGAAAGGGGTGTATGGGGATTTAATGCAATTTATGAAGGTAATCTAGCCACTACAAAGGAAGAAAGAGAACCTGAGTATGCATATACAGCATCATATGCTCAAATTTTAAATAACGATTTGTCACTAGGTATTTCACATATGTTTAGATATAATGATTTTGCTGGAGGGTCACAAGAATGGTATCTAGGGCCACTTTTACAATATCGTTTTAGTAACAAAGGTTATTTAAACATAGAACATATGCCAGGTCTTAATCAAGACGCTAAACAATCTAGAACATTAATTATATTCGGATGGAGATTTTAATCAAAGGACAAGAATTTCTTGTCTACTTATTATTCATAATGTTCGTAACAGGTATCCTTAAAGAAAAGGGATATCTTATGGACATCTTTAGATTGCTTGAGCAGAAAGTTAAATCTAAAAAGATGGTAGTATTCCTTGTATCATTATTCGGTGGAATACTACCTGTTACCGGTCGTGTTGCGTTATCCGCATCTATGCTAAATAGCATTGCACCAGTTGATAACAAAAAGAGAAAAAAGTTTGGTATCATTGACTATCTAGCAACTCACCATTATTACCTGTGGTCACCAATAGAAAAAACGGTGATCATACCAATGGCGGTTTTAGGGTTAACTTACGCCCAATTCATGTCCTATATATGGCCACTTCTTTTGATTAGTGGATTATATATCACTTATTATATCTTATCATTGGATGATGATGAAATAGACATTGAGGTTAAAGAAGAACCAATTAATTGGAAGAACATTTTTCTAGTTGTACTTCCGTTTTTGGTTACAATATTGGTTAGTTGTTTTACAGATTATTACTTTGTCGCATTTGCAACATTTACATTTTACTTGATAGGTTATTCCAAATTATGGAAGAACTTGATTAGTTATATAAACTGGGAATTATTATGGATTGTTGCGGTTGTTATTGTTATGGGTAATTTACTGGGTAGTTATTACCCACAAATGGAAGAATATTTAAAACAGTTTAAGAATCCGGAAAGTATATTGGTTGTTTCGGTTCTTGGATTTTTAGCATCTTTCCTTTTAGGGTCCTCAGCAAAATATGCGAGTATTGTGTGTCTTTTAACAACAGTTTTTGGTATGCAATATTTTGTTTTATTCTTTACATTAGAATATTCCGCATATCTTATATCACCATCACATAAATGTCTTCCTATAGGTCAGAAATACTTTCATACGGGGTTTTTAACCTATTTGAAAGCATTAATTATTTGGATATCTTTAATGATAACCTATGCCGTATTTACGGTATTATGATGCTTGACTTTTTGAAAAATAAAATATATATTATAAAATAAGAACAAAATTATGGAAAAAAGTAAATTTAAATTAGGTGATGTGCTTCAGTTAGAAAGCGAAATTAATGGTTTTGTAAACCCAGAATCCGGTGAAAGAGTATACGAAGGTTTTCTAAAACAAAATCTTTCGATTATTCTAAAATATGAACTAACAGAACTTAGTGAAGTTTTAACCAAGGAAAGAAAAAAAGTTGAAGGTCTTAGAGACGAATTAATTAAGAAACACGGAGAGACAGACGATAAGGGGGGAATAATGGTTAAGATGTTTAACGAAGAAAGAGACGAAGAAGGTAATGTTTTATCTAGGTCAATTAATCCAAAATACGTTGATTTTGATAAGGAATATGCTGAATTACTAAATACCGAAATCGATGTTGAATACCCTGAAATAACAAAAGAAGATCTAAAAGAAGCGGGGAAATCGAAAGATAAGTACCAGGTTTTATTTAGACTAATTAAGAAAGAAGTTAAAGATTAAAATAAAAGGAGGTTTTAAACCTCCTTTTTTATTTCTATAATCATATTTCCTAATTCATATTCACCAGGTTCGTAATATGGTATCGATAACCTTAATTTATACAATTGATGAATGTCATCCTCATTGAAAAGTTCTTTTTCATAAACCATAACATCTACTGTGTCAGTTAAAACAAACTTTGATTTGAGGTCATATTTTGTTTTTTCTTGTTCGTTTTTAATATAATCTTCAGGTGACTCACCCAAATTAATCTTATCAAAAAAGGGCTCTATTTCATATAAACGATTTTTATTTCTCGTGGTGAGTCCCATTGTAAATGTTTTATATTTAAATGAAGAATCTTCCCAATATCTTAATTCATTGAATGCTGAAATTGATATACCCCATTTTCTAATAAAATTTCTATTTGATGAAACCTCGATTTTGAATCTTTCATTTTTATACTCATCACTAAACCTTGATGTCTGCGAAACAAAATGATAAACAATTGCAGAACTAATCGTTTTTAATTTGTAACCTTTTAGTTTCGCACGAATAAGAAAATCGTCATCTTCACAAAAGGCGGGAACAAAACTAAATCCATCAAACCCACCAACACTTTCAAACATTTTTTTATAACCACTCATAAAGAACACTGCACCATCATATATCTCATCACTATCTTTCCACCTATCAACATAGTTGTTGAATAAAAAATAATCGAAGTTTTCAAACCCTGAACCAAAATCTAAAATAACTTTACCTGGTCTTTGGTGACCCTTAAAAATGGGTGGCTCTATGGTTGTGTAGGATAAAACCATATCAGGTTCTAAAAATCTATTTATAGATTCTAAAAATCCACCACCAATAATCATGTCATTATGTATTAGAACTAATTTTTCGGTGTCAACTAATTTTATTGCGGTATTGTAGTTATCAGAAAATGTCAACCTATCATCATCATGAAATATCGTTAAATTCTTGTCAATGTCAGATGTTTCTTCTAACCATTCTTTTGTACCGTCGGTTGAACCACCACTACTAATTACTAATGGGGTATTTGGATATATATCTCTGATTCTTTTATAACAGTTTTTGGTTAAATCTAATTTATTAAAAACCGCCAATACAAATGTTATGTTAGTTATGGACATATAAAACTTTTTCTATGTGTATAATGTTTCCTTTAAATTTGTTTATGTATTCCTCAACAAATAAACCATCGGCATTTGCTTTGGTTACATCTAGTCTTAGTTGTTTTGCATATTCTGATTTTGACATAAAGTTACCAATATCAATTCTGTTAACTTTTGGTACAGACATTAATGCAATATAATCATTATTAACCCAATTATGTACCAAATTACAATGAACAAAATTGACATCGTTTCTAAATTTTATCGAGTCTAAAAACGTCTCAACAAAAACAGGAACATAATAATTGTCATCACCGGACATTACAACCCAATCTTCTTCTAAATTTTCTAAACCATAGTTTCTTGCGGTATGACCCCAATCTTTATGAGGACCATTTAATTCTGAAAATCTAAATCTATGGTCATTTTTAAAATATGTTTTTACTTCTTCATAACCCTCATATGGTGCGTCTGCAACAACGTGTACCTTCCACCTATCAACTGTTTGTACTTTTATTGACATCAATATAATCATTAATTTATCTGGTCTATTATAAGTTGGGATTATAAATTCTATTTTTTTCATTTTTTCTATTTTTTCCAAAAACTATAAATTCCTTTTTCTAATTCGTACTTATCCCACATGAATCTTTTTCTGTTAGGTTGTTTTTGTGCCCATTCCCACATTTGAGATAAACCATCATATAAAGATGTTTTATCTTCATACTTTAATAACTCGACAGATTTTTGCCAAGTTGGAACTGCAACTTTCACTTCGTGTCTTTGTTCTTTATAAACAGTTTCACCGTCCTTGATTACCCCTTTTAAAATATTATTCGCTTCATTAATCGTGTAATGTTTGGTACCACCTAAATTTATAATTTCTTTTGAACAATTTTCTTGTTGTGATGCTTTCCACATTGGTTCTAAACAATCATCAATAAAACTGAAAGCTCTTTTTTGTTCACCGTCACCAAAGATTGTCATGGGTTCATTATTCATGTACTGATACATCCAAATACCCAACACATTCCTATACTTGTCCCATATGTTCTGTTTAATTCCATATACGTTGTGTGGACGAATGATACACCAATCTAATCCGTGTTGTTCACCAGCAACTTTAATATCCATTTCACATGCATATTTCGCAATACCATATGGATCTACCGGACAAGGTACCTGTGATTCGTCAAATATATCACCACTACCATGCCCATAAACAGCCATTGTTGATGTGAATATTAAACGTTTCACATCATTTTTAATACATTGATTAATAATTCTTGCGGTCGCAACTAAATTATTTTCATAATTGTATTGTCTTATGAAGGGTGATAAACCTTCAGCAGCATATGCTGCAAAATGATAAACATAATCAAACTTATGAACTTCAAAACAATTCTCAATTGGGTGTGTCACTAAGTTCATTTGCCAAAATTCAACACTCGGGTGTACGTTTTCTTTATAACCACCACTTAAATCATCCATACCTACTACGTGTACGTCGGGATGATTTTCAATAATATAATCTGCCAATCTTGATCCCAATAATCCGGCTACCCCTGTAATTAATACCTTCATAATTTAAAATTTATACACCACTAAGACATCATCGTGTCTATTTTTTATATGTCTATTATCTATAATTTCTATGTTATCATGTAAAGATGAAAAAACATTTCTCACACTATCAATATTACAAACATCTTCAATAATGAAGATTCCATTTTGTTTCATTCGATTTTTAAAAATATTAAATGTTTGGATTTGATCTTCTAACATATGACTACCATCATCTATAATAACATCGAATAATTTATTTGGTACATAATCCAAAATTTCAGGTTTTGTTGCATCACCTATTATAATGTTATGTGTACCTTCTTTTATCATACTAACTAAATGATAATCTCGTATATCCATACCAATAACCTCAGAATCAATAAAATATTCTTCCCACATTCTTAATGATTCACCCATGAATAAACCTATTTCTAATACTAATGAGTTTTTTCTATAAGGTTCTAGTAATCTTTTATATTCATCAATATATGTGTGTGCCGTTCCTTTGTCTCCGTGCCCTTCAGGTGATTGGTATTTCTCGTAAATTTCATTTAGACTTTTCATATGTTATATTTTATTGTAATAATCGTTTTGTTTCTCTTGCCTCTCGATTGTTTTATGATGTGTAAGAGAATATTCTTCCTCTGTTGGTAATAGTGAATAATATTTTGCACCGACAATTCTTTCGTGTACTTTTCCATCCCACTTTAAATGAGATTTATAAATTCTACCTTGATAGTCCGGATAATTAATTCTTCCGTTACTATCTAAGTTCCATCTCCATTTTTTAATATGTTCATCGGTTATACCTTTAACTGTATTAATTCTTGGGACAAAGAATAAATCAACTTCCTGATTAACTTGAATTATTTCACACACATTTTTAATTAAATGTTCACTGATTAATTCATCAGCATCTAATTGAAAGATATAATCACCAGAACAATATGAATTTAATTTGTTCTTCCATTCTGCAAAATTGTTTTCAAAATCTTGACCTCTCCATGTTTGAACATTAGGTAAATTATTATACCCTAAAAGAAATTCCAATATCCTTGAGTCTCCATTCTTTTCATCGAATAAAATAACAATCTCATCCTCAATCCTTTTGTTCTCCAATAAAAATGGTAACAATCTTTTTATTTCTTCTAATTCATTACAAACTGTAATTGCAAAACTTATTTTCATTGTCTTTCTCTTGCAAATATTTTAAAGGTCTTTCCGTTATTATTAAAAACAATATTACCATTTGGTGTTGGTGAAACATGAATGTGTAAATCATTTGGACCATTACCAAAAACCATCGGTTCCTCATCATCAAATTGATAACAAAATTCCACATTATTAATATCCTCAAATGAAGGTTGTCTAAATCTTAAAAAATTAGTGGGTTGTAATGTTAATCTATTTTCTTCTCCTCTTAATAACTTGAAACTCATTACTTAATCTTATTTAATTTTGGTAAAACCAACTTATGTTCTTTCGGTTTTTCAGTTAGATACACCTTTACGATTTCTTCAAATTTATCTTTCATTTTTGATAATGTAAATCTTTCCGAATTTTCATTTCGAAGTATTTCCGACCTCTTCAAAAATTTATCATAATCATCATGAACCAATTTCAATACCTCAACAAATTCATTATAATTTGCAGTAAACCATTTTGATCCGGTTAATATGAAATCATCTACCGCACTTTGATGAACATCAGTTAATTTACCACCAATCATGATTGCTTTATCCATAGGTAAGAAATCTTTATGACCAGACCAATTGGATGCAATGACCGGTTTACCTGTCATTGTGAATTCTAAAAGGGGCCTACCGAATCCCTCACCCTTTGTTAAAGAAACCATTGCCTTTATGTTTGGGTGGTTATATAATTCATTCATTTCTGAATTGGATAACTCACCAAACAAAAGATAAATTGGTGGTGGATTTTCAATACCACTTGTTAGGTTTGTAATCTTCTTTCTAAACTCTTCTCTTTGTTTTATAGAAAATGTTGCAGAAGATGTTTTTAAAACTAAAGCCGGTTTGGTTTCGTGTTTCGAAAATGCCTCACTAAAACATTTGATTAACATACCGACATCCTTTCTATCTTGACCCAAATCACCCTTTAACCAATGTCCCACAAATAAGAATGCAAATTCTTCTTTTATATCTAAATCAATACCAGAGTATTTGTTGTTGAAAATATTTTCATCAACACCCTCAAATAAAACTGAAATAGGTTTTGTAATTCTATGTTGTGCAACAAGTTTTCCTGTGTTGTTTTCATTCTCATTATAAACTGTTGACATTAAAACACTCGCAGAAAATTCTGATGTGGTAATAATTAAATCCATTCTGTTACAACCATCAATCCAATTTTTTGGTGCAACAGTGGTTTCAATACCAGCAGTCACCCCTATATTAAATTTACCGACTCTTTGAAATTCATTTGGAACTGTAACTTGAACATAAAAATCGGGAGTTGAATTTAATGTTGACACAATATTTGATTCAATCCAATTGTGAAATAAATTATCCTTCTCTAAAGCGGTTAAAGGTGTAGAACCCCAACCACAACTATCTATTTTTATATCAAATAGATTCATTTGATATAAAGATTCTAACAAATCTCTCGAATGAGAACCATACCCACTTCTAGTTTTTACCGGTCCTCTGAATAATAATGTTGGTTTACTCATACGATTTTATATAATTCAAATTTTCTTTTTGGTTTCCAATTCTTAAGTGTATCCTCAATACCCCCAATCATTTTCTCTGACATAATTTTATTTGATAGATTTTTAATCATAAAATCTCTTCCTTTCAGACCAATCTGTTTTCTTTTCTTTTTGGTTAAGGAGTACATTTTACCTATTGCCGATGCAACTTCTTCATTATTAACTCTATCGTCAAAAATATATGGTGTTGGTACTGAACCATTAATGTTAATAGCTGATGGCCATACGGGGATTACCCATTCACCATGTATAGTCGAACCATGAATTCTTCTATTATGTAATGTACCAAATGAGATATAGTTATCTTCATCATAACCAAAACCCATTTGATCTTGTAATCCACCAGTTACGTTTGCGATAATTGGTGTACCTGCCATTAGTGATTCTGCGGTGGTGAGCCCGAATCCTTCGTTGTTAGCAATATTAATAGTACAATCAACAATGTTATAGATTTCATTTAGTTTATCTTGTTCAAGTTTAAGACCGGTAAATTTAACATCATAAGGACAGACTGCATCAATTACAGCCGGTAAATCGGTACCGTTTTCATCAACAGATGCTGTGTGCATTAACAAAAGACATTTTTTTGATTTTTCTTTTGGTAATGAATCACAAAACAATTTATAAGCATATATCACATCTGATGGTTGTTTTCTTCTGATGTTTCTGTTATTGTAAAAAAGAACAAAGTCGTAACCCTTTTCTCCATGTACTAAATTTTTAATTTCATCAGAAACACTATCCATTGGTCTAAATGTCTCAGGATTAATTCCATGTGGAACATATTTTATTTGCCAATCCTGAAGAGGTTTCCAAGTCGAACCATTTTCTAATTTACCCACACGATGAACAATACCATATGTTTGTTTAGAAATACAACCTAACCAATCTACTGATTCATAATAATCACGATTATATTTTGGGTCAGGAAGATTATCCCATATATGATAGAATAAAAGTGGGACTTGCTGTCTTATCTCATGTTCATTATCGTATAACCATTGCCAATAGTGAGGATCTGTGAAATGTAAGATTGCATCTGGTTTTTCTTCATTAATTAATTTACGAAGAATATTGATGTCACCATAACCATTATATGGTATAATCTTCAAGTTGGCATCCAAGACACCAGTTCTTTTTCTAACATCATCATTTATGTCAACAATTTTTCCAAATTCAGGATGTTTAATTGCCGCACCCAATTGAACCCAATCATATTTGTGTATCGTTCCTAAAACGATTTCTTTTGACATTGTGGCAATACCTGATGTCATTCTTAAATCGTCTGATAGTAATAGTATTTTCTTTTTCATTAAAATTTAGAACCACTTGAGGCTAATCCATTATGATTATTAATCACATCTCTGAATTTTTCGTCCTTGTTATATAAGTCTAATGACCTGTTAACCAATTTTTGTAAATTGATTGAACCTTCTATTGACTTAATTTTAAATTTTTTGTAGACATCATCCAAGATGTTTACACTCGTTAATTTTGTTTCTGCTTTCATATTAGTATATATATTTTTATATATCGTACATCAAAAAAATAACGGACAAACCTATTAACGTGTCCGTTATTATTTACTGATTTTCGGTATTCTCACCAATCTTATTTAACTTATCTACGATTTGGTTAACTAAGTTTTCTTGAGATTGAGTTATTGTACCATCACTATTTTCTACCAAAGTGATGTTAACTGTTTGTTGATTAGGTGCCACCTGAGTGGTTGATTCTTGTTTCTTTTTACATCCGCAACCCATATTAGTTTGTTTTTAATTATAAATAGTTTGGTTTATTGAAATTATTTCGTTATAATTTACTTAAAATATAATGGATTTAAAATTAAAAATCAATGGAAAAAGAATTTAAAATGGTAAAAAGCGTCTATTCTTCGAATTTTGACGTTATTCATAATATTATGCATCTTTATGGAATTGAACAATTTGATTTAGATTGTACATATTCCAAAGGAAATTTTTGGAAGGACTTACCCCATCCAAAACATAAAAGTGATTTGTATCCTGTAAATGATACCGTTTTAGAAGCGAGTTCAGAGGACTTACCATTCGAGGATAATTCAATGAAGAGTATTATGTACGATCCACCATTTGTTATTGTTGGAACCGGTATGGGTCATAGAAATAACAAAGAGGGTAGTTCAATTATTGCAAAGAGATTTGAGGGATATGGTACGTATGATGATTTAAAAGTGAATTACTTTAATACATTGAAGGAGTTATATCGAATATTAGATAAGGGTGGATTCCTTGTAATGAAATGTCAAGATACAGTATCAGGAGGTAAACAATACTTTAGTCACGTAATGGTCATGAATATGGCTTACAGACTAGGATTCTACCCAAGAGACCTATTTGTTTTAACATCAAATGTTAGGGTAAATGCATTCAATGGTACAAAGTGGAGTAAACAACATCATGCGAGAAAGTACCATTCATATTTTTGGGTATTCGAGAAAGTTAAATCAAAAGTCACTTATGACTTTATACCACAGGATTTCGAGGTGTCCCGAGATATAGATTAACTTTATCACCCACCTTCATACCTGAACATGTACCACCAGGAAATTCAATAACGTGGTCACCTATACCTGTATATTTGGGGGGATTCATGGAATGTTGTTCTGCCGGTGGACAGTTATGGTGTATTTTAGATATCGTATTCTTATTAACAAATACTATATCCAAAGGAATTAAACAATTTTTCATCCAAAATGAATGGTGACCCATACCCATTTTGAATACCATACAACCATTTAGTTCCTTTCTACCCATCATACCTTTTTGAATATCTTCAGGTTTTGAAAGATATTCCGCGGGATATGTGGTGTTGTTTATTATTACAGACATATTCATAATTATTTGGAATATTCAAATTAATTTACTATATTTGATTCTATGGAAAATATATTTGGGGGTTTAATCGAATTTTCTTCAGAGAAGGAGTTCGATGAGTTCATTAATAGTGTTGATGAACATAATGCTTTGACAATCATTGAAAAAGCAATCGAGTATGCGTATCAGAAAAATCTGTTCACCATGCCGGAAACTTATTTTGTTTACAAAAGTTTAAAAAAACTCAAAGAAAATGGATTTAACATCGGAGATCTCGAATTACAACAAGGTTAAAGACATCGTATTAAATAAACTTGTTGAAGAAGGATTGTTGGACCAATCAGATAGAGAAGAATTTGGCGAAAGATGTCAAGTTCTTATCTACAAGGGAAAATGGTTCAGTAAATGGTTTGATAAAAATGTCAAAGCAGAGGACCCTGCCGCAAACGAAAACGGATATTATATTCGTATGATAGAACTCAATGAAAGAGAAGATGATGTAGATAGACTTTTAAGAAGAACAACTGGAAATTATGACGAATAAAGAACCAAAATATCTAAGAGATTTTTTTTTATACAATAAAAAGTATCATTGGTTTATCATACCAACAATTGTTTTCTATTATAGACAGGATGTATTTTTTGAAACGGGAATAACTTCACCAGCATTTGGGATGTCTATTAGATGGTTAACATTTTTTATGGGAATCCAATTTCAAAAAAACATATACTATAAGAAATGAACAATATTGACAAACAATATCAGCAATTACTTGGAGACATTTTAGATAACGGTGTAGAAAAAAAAGATAGAACTGGAACTGGAACTATTTCGGTATTTGGTAGACAAATCCGTCATAAAATGAGTGAAGGGTTTCCACTACTTACCACAAAGAAGATGGCATGGAAAACTATGGTAACCGAATTACTATGGTTTTTAAGAGGTGAAACTAATATTAAATTCTTATTGGATTATGATTGTCACATTTGGGATGGTGATGCATGGAAAAGTTACCAAAGAAAAACTTTAGAAAAGTTCATGGATGATACAACGATTGCTGGTTATGCAATTACTAATAAAGAGGACTTTATTAAAAAAATCAAAACTGATGAAAAATTTGCCAAAGAATATGGCGATTTAGGACCTATCTATGGTAAACAATGGAGAAAATGGGGTGAAAGAAAACACGATTCTATATCCAATGAATACTTTATAGGAATAGACCAAATCCAAAATCTAATCAATGAACTCAAAACAAACCCAGATAGTAGAAGATTAATGGTAAGTGCTTGGAATGTGGGCCAATTAGACGAAATGGTTTTACCACCTTGTCATTATGGATTTCAAGTTTATACGAGAGAGTTGAGTGTGGGCGAAAGAGTTCAGTATGTTTTGAAAGACGAAAGTGATGATCCCTATTATGAGAGACAAGTTTGGAATCAAGAACTCATAGATAAAAATGTCCCCAAAAGAGCAATTTCTTTAATGTGGAATCAACGAAGTGTAGATACGTTTTTAGGATTACCATTTAACATCGCATCTTACGGATTGCTATTGGAAATAATTGCAAAGGAATTAAACATGATACCTGAAGAGTTGACTGGTAATTTGGGTGATACTCATTTATATTTAAATCATATTGAACAAGCTAAAGAACAAATTACCAGAGTTCCATATGAATTACCAACAATCCAAATTACAGAAAGAAATTGGTATTTACATGAAGCGGTTAAAGAACATATGGGCAAGAAAACATTAGATGAAAAATTAAAAAGTTATAGACCAGATTGTTTTGAACTATTAAACTATCAATCACATCCAAAGATCAAAGCACCACTATCAAACTAATATGTTAATTCACATTACGCCAGATGAATTAGAGGAGGAATTTAGAAATAGTTGGAAAATGGGATTTGTTACCCACCCATCTATCGATTATGCGGATAATGCGATTTATGCAATATTTGAAAATAAACAAGTGATTGTTTTCCGTTTTAAAAAATATGGATTTATTACGGATAATCGATATAACACATACGAGATATCAGCAGGTAGTGCTGGTATCACTATAAAAATAAAAATACCGTTATTAAATTAAAATGAGAAAACAAACACAAAAAATTTACAAAGAATGGAAAAACGCAACGTGGTTAGAAATTTGGGAAGGAATAAGAGATAATTTTACATTTGGATTTATTGGGGCAACATTGGTTGTTTTTATTGCAACAAAAACCGATATTGCGGTCTTAATTGGATATCTAACCTATTATTTTTTTATGGGTAAGATTGTTAATAGACCAAAGTATGTAACAGATTTAGGTAAACTAATTGTTTTTCCCATACCATCAGCGTTGGGTGCGTTTACCGGTTACAAACTTTCTTATTTTTTGTTAGGGGTATTATGAAAAAGTATTATTTGATTTTTTTGATGATGTTCTCATTATCAACATACGCACAAAAACCAACCGAAGATTTTGACGATGGTATATTTGTGGAGGATAGTGTTTTAAACCAATTTATTATTAAATGGTTAGGTAAACCGTACAAATTAGGTGGACGAACCGAAAAGGGTATTGATTGTTCACAGTTCAATAAGAGATTGTACTTAGATGTTTATAAGTTAACATTAGAGAATGTTTGTTATAAACAATGGAATCAAACACAACGAATTAAAAGGGATAGTTTACAAGTCGGAGACTTATTATTCTTTAGAAGTAGACAGTCTCCATCTGGTTGGCACTGCGGTTGTTATATAGGTAATTCCTATTTTGTACACGCAGCAAACAGATTTGAAGGGGTTAAGATTAGTTCAATAAAAGAACCGAAATATCTCAGTTCCTACAAAGGTGCGGGTAGATTAACTAATTAGGATCTACCCTGACCTCTGTATTTTTTTGGTTTTTGGTCTTTAGGTCCGAAAGATTTTCTTGCTTTACCTTTACCACTTTTTTTACCGAAGGTGATTTTTCTTGATTCACCAACACTTTTACCTTTAGCCATAAAATATTTTTTTATATAAATAGATATATAATAAGTTTTTTCTTTATTTTTGGATAACAAAACTTACAAAGATGGAAGACATACTCGTTCAGAAAATAACGTATGCCACAATAACTCCCTTCAAAGACTATTGTCTCATACCCGAAAAAAAGAAATATGTAAACTTACTAAGTGATAAATTAGATTACTTAGATGACGATGATAGTGATATTTTTAAAATAAGACAGTTTCATGTTGAACCGAGAGAAAAGATCGGTAGGATATTTTCATTTCCGATCAAAAAGAAAAAAAAGTTACATTATTTCACAAATAATGATAATGTAGAAGAAAGATTTACTTTGGAGTATCTTCTTAAAAACAAAGAAGATAATACCTACGATACCATTTCTGATAGACAGATAAAAAGACATTACGGAAGACCATTTTCCTCCATTATGGTGAGCACCATTGAAAGGTCAATAAGAAGAAATGGGGATAAGATAACTCTTAAAATTTTTAACACCACCAAATCAAGAGGGGTGAACTGCATCTATTTTAAAAAATGGTATGAGGTACATTCAATTACTGTAAATTTAAAAACCGGTAATATAACAACCGCCACAATTACAAAAAGAGGTAAAACGATTAGTAAGAATTTCAAAACGAATAGTTTTTTTGAAATTGAAAGATGTTTAATGGGAAAATCAATTTTCAATATCCATGGTTTTTTCGGTTCAAATAGTAAAATCAAAAAGAATATTGAAAGCATTTTTGACAATTTAAAATTCACCGCAGCAGTACAAGAGTCTTTAGGAATTGAGATGGGTTGTATATCATATTCATCAAAACCATTACAATTTAAAACTGATTTATGTACGGTTTTCATAAAATTAAAAAACATAAAGATTCCTAATGGTGATTTTGAATTCTGGATAAGTAAATTTTATCCAACAGAAAAGTTTTTGAAAAAGAACGATAGAAAACTAATATCATCTATCCTTGATATGTTAGGAATTAAATCCAAATCAACGATTAAAATTCTTCATGAATACCCAAACATAGATATTATTGGTTTTTATAAAGTTTGTAGATTCTTTGGTAATGATTTTTCAAAATATCTTGGGAACATTAATCCATATGTTTTTGAAAATTCTGTTAGGAAACAAAATAATTTTGATGCTGCTCACACTAAATCAACCATTCTTAATTTAAAATTAAAAACTTATTTATTATTTGATAAAGAAAAGGAAAATTTAATAAGAATAATTAATTCACCACAAGATAGACCAAGTGAAAGTATCATCGGTGAAAGGTTCATCCAACTTTTGGAAGATCATTTTAATATGATAGAAAAAATCAGAGATTATGATTCTGATTTGTATATGAAAGCCAGAACATTAAAAGAGTTTCATGACGAACATCGTGAATTATCCAAAATGGTTACAGCAATTAAAAAAGGTTGGGTGATTGAGTATAAGTTTAATGAAAAAATGGTTGAGGATGTTGAAAAACCTATACCATTAAAAATAAATTTGGGTACCGAAGCGGAACCCGCTCTTGCTGAAGATATGGGTATTTCATTTTACCCGGTGATTTTAAAAAGGGAAGAAGAATATATTGAGGAGGGTTCATTTATGCATCATTGTGTTGCAACATATGCGGATAAAGAAAAATCAATTATAATTTCTGTCAGGACACATGATGAACAAGATAGGGTAACATGTGAATTTAATTGTCAAGACGGAATGTTAATTCAAGCAAGACATTTTTGTAATAGACAACCACCGGCGGATATCGAACATGTGATTATCAACGACCTATCAAGAAAAGTAAAAAAATACGCAAGACTTGGTTTACTACATGCTGCGGAAAAAATAAAAGTTCCATTAAAAATTAACGGGGTTGAGGTAAAGAAAGAAGAACCAACCAGATTATTCGGTGTTGACTTCGTAGATTTCTTTTAATTAAAATACCATACACTTTAAAAAATAATCCACATATATTTTATATGTGGATTTATTATTTGTACATACACAAAACAAAAAGGATAGAAAAAGTCCTGCGGTTTCGAATTGTGATTTAAAAGTTTTCGGGGATGAACAATCAATAACCTATTCAGGCGTGTTTGATTTAGATTATGCTAGATATGGTACAAGAAAACACATCACGTTTGAACATAGTTTTTCTTTATCATTAATAACCGGAGACTTTGATATAACTTATAAAATAACCAATGAGAATCTGACCGAAGAAAACATATACAAGAATTCATACAAAATGAAAAGAAACGATTTCAGTATGTTGAATGATTTGATTGATAATGGTTTCTATAGGGGTGAAAAGAGACTACATTATTGGGGTGTAAAATATGAAAGAGCAATTAATGAAATTTGTTTAATCATAACAAATAAATTAAAACCGAGACTAACGTCTGAGTTTTATGTAAACAAATCATATAAAGAAAAACCAACGGTGAATGAGTTATATGACTTGTTGGTGGATTATCATTTAAACCAAAAAAATATAAAGGGACACGATAATGTTTATTTTGACATTATGGATCTTTATCCACCAAAAAAATATTTGAAACTAAACGATAACAAATTCTTACCGGCAGTATTGGATTGGTTAAAAATAAAATCCAAGTTTTTGGTTAAGGAATTAAATTCTTCAGAACTACCAATCAATATTGTATCGTTAAATTATTTGTGTAAACTTTTTGGTGATAACCATTTAGATTATCTTAAAAAGATAAATTGGAAAACACATTGTATTGATACAATGAAACTAAAATTAAAATGTGAGACCTTAAGGAATGATGTTGAAAAGAATAGTTTCATTAAAATGATTAATAATTGGAATAAAACATCCACGAATCTTGATAACGTTTTTATTTGCATCAACAAGTTATTGAAATTGAGGAGGGATTTAGAATCAATTGGGGTTGTAATAAGTTTAACACCAAAGAACGATAATCAATACAACAATATGATTGAAAAATTGACCAACTTGAAGCAGTATTATCAGAGAGGTTTCAAATTGAAATATGTTTTTCCGCAAGAGTTCTTAAATGAAATTCAAAAAGATATTGTGATTGGTGAAGAAATTTTTAAAGTGAGAGTATTGTTGAGTGAAGAAGATTATATCTATGAAGGATATCACATGAAAAACTGCATGTCAAAACAATTCACGAATGGTCTTCTTTATGTTTATTTAAGAGGGTCAATAAAAAACAAACACATCAACCTACAGTACAGAAAAGGACAGCTAGTTCAGTCATATGGTAAATCAAATACACCAATTCCTAGTATATTCTTACCTTTTATTGATTTATTGAATGATAAGTTCAAACACTTCAATGAACTAAAGTGGTTTAAAGAGAAGTATGATTTCATAACTAATTGATAATCAATTAAATAAACTTTTTTCAAATTTTTTTTGTATTTTAAAAAAAACTAGTAAATTTGTTCTAACAAAACAAAACTTACTAAAAATGAAAAAAGGATTCGTTATTCTCGACCTATTCGCAGGCTTCGGCGGTGCGGAACTCTCAGCAAGATTTGCTAAAATTAAAGTAGAAAAGAGCTACATCAGTGAAATCAACCCTTCAGCTCTTAAAGTCCTCAAAAAACATTTTCCAAAATCAATCTTTGTTGGGGATGTTAGAAATCTAAAGGCCAAAGATTTTATTTATGTCACATTAATTTGTGCCGGTTCTCCTTGTCAATGTTTTTCATTTGCAGGAAAAAGAAAAGGTATGGTTACAACTACTAATGTTGAAATCTATACTTTGAAACAATATTTGAAACTTAAAAAAGACGGTTTCCAATTTGAAGGTGAGTCATATCTCTTTTGGGAATTCGTTAGACTCTATAAAGAGATTACAGCACTTCAAAGAAAACTTGGTTTACCTGAAGCAAAATTCATTTTAGAAAATGTGGAGATGGAACAAAAATGGCAGAACATTATAAGTGATGCGGTTGGTGTTAGACCGATTGTTTTAGATGCCGCCCTCGTAAGTGCACAAAGTAGAATTAGACTATTTTGGACTAATATTGAGAATGTATCCATCCCCAAAGATATGAATATTAGGTTGGGTGATGTTATTGAGGATGCAGTTACGGGTGTTGGATTCAGAGGTAGAAAATTAGATGGTAATGATTACTATTCTTATCCTAAGACCGAAAGGGATGATTTCAAATCAAACTGTTTGGTTACAACATTAGGATCTTGTAGTAAGAAAACTGGTCAATTCTATGGTACCGGACATTACAAAGATAAAAAAGGTAAAGTCAAAACACTAACAGTTGAACAGGCGGAAATACTTCAAGGTTTAGAAGAAGGATACACCAATGTTGAGGGGGTCTCTAAAACCGCAAGAATTAAAATGATTGGTAACGGATGGTGTGTACCATTAACCAGTGTATTTTTTGAGGCTTATAAAAAGAATCAGAGAAGTTTGAAATTTAAATAATTTTAGTTATATTAATTATTATGCAACCAAAAGAATCAAAATCAAGTAGACATTTTTGGGTAAGTTTATTCAAAAGTGTTTTAAGAATTGGGGCTTGTTATTTTCTATTTAATGAGCAATTCGGCAACAGTGCTATCCTTTTAGGACTTGCTGAAATATTAGGAATAATCGAAGAACTTTAAAAACATCAAAATGATTACATTCAAAGACTTAGTATTCGAAGAACTAGTTTCACCATTGATGTCAGGAAAGAAAACCAGAATTCATTTTGAAAATGGATTTGGTGCTTCTATTGTTAGTCACACGATGTCCTATGGGGGAAAAGATGGTCTATATGAATTAGCAGTATTATTTCAAGATGAGATTCATTATGATAATCCTGTTGCACACGGGGATGTTAGAGGTTATCTTACCGAAGAAGAGGTATCTGAATTATTAATTGAAATACAAAATTTATGAAAATCATAACACAGATAAGATTTTATTTAGTGGTCGTTACGATTGCGTTTTTAGCACTTTTGGTAAACTATCTAAAATTAAAAGATGAATTAGTGAAATGTCAAACCGATAATGGTTTTTTACCTGGAGGAGATATTCAAAAGGCAGAACTACAAGCGAGAATAGATAGTTTACAAAGTGAAATGTTTGTAAAGGAAATCCAAATAGGTTCTTATGAAGTAATGTGGGGAATATTAGAAGAAGTTAATAAACCATTGGCCGACTCAATAAATTTACAAGTTGAATAATTTTTAATATGTCAGATGAAGAATACAAACAACATATTAATGGTGATTTAAATTTAGGATCATCAAATTATGTTAATATAAAAGCAAGCACCATCATTTCGATGTCCGAACAATTTGTTGTTCATACCGAAGATGGACCACAGTTTTTAAACGTTAAGATTACTGCAGATTTTGATGAGATACCACAAAAGTATCATGAGGTATTTTTAAATGTTTTAACATCAAAATATTTGAACAGTGTCACATTTGGAAATAATCCATTCTCTGAATGTAAACCAATTGTGAAGAGGAAATGGTGGCAGTTTTGGAAGACAAAATATTTTATGCAAATGAAATAAAACCACTAATATGAAATACATGGGACTTTTACTCATTCTTACATCTATTTGGATGGCGTATGAAATTTGGCGTGCACCTTTGATGGAAGAAACCGATGATGGTAGATTAATAACAAAAAGACCAACCAGAAAATTGTCAGATTTGTTTAAAAAGAAAACAAAATCTGGTGGTTCTTTATCCGATTTGGAAAAATTGGGTAGAGGAAGAAGTAAATATTGATTTTATGCCTAAAGCAACTATAGAATTCGATTTAAATGACCATGATGAAAGAAAGGCACACTTTAGAGTGGTCAAATCTCTCGATATGGCCAGTGCGTTATGGAGTATAACTCACAACACGAGAAAAGGTTTAGAATGGTCTTTAGATGGTAAAGATTTGGATAAATACGAAGTACTCGATATGGTTTTTGATAAAATCTATGAGATTTTAGATGAACACGATATAAACACAGACCAATTGTTAGATTAAAATATTTATAGTTATGATAGAATTTTTCAAAAAAAATCAGAAGAACATCACTATGGGTGGTGCGGTTGTTTTATTACTCATTTGTTATTTCCAACAAAAGGAATTAGCTCGTTTGAGAAAAGAAGTAAATTTTGTAAAAGAAATTAAAGCAGATAATAAGAGTCTAGACTCACTTTTAAATAAAGTGGATTTGAAATGATTACCATTAATGAAGACGCATTAAAACATTTAAAAGATTTAATTAAAGAAGAAGGGATTAACACACAAACTCATTTTTTAAGAGTTGGTGTCAAAGGTGGTGGATGTAGTGGTTTATCCTATGTAATGGATTTTGATGACAACAAAACTGAAATGGATGAAGTTGTCGAAGTTGATGACGAATTGAAAGTTGTCATAGATAAGAAATCGGTTCTCTATTTATTCGGTACCGAATTACAATTCTCAAGTGGACTTAACGGAAAGGGGTTTCAATGGGTAAACCCGAATGCATCCAGAACCTGTGGGTGTGGTGAAAGTTTTGCCGTGTAATTTTTTTTATTCAAAATTTTTTATTATCTTTTTATAAACATCAAAAAGATATTTTTATGCCTGAATTTACAACAGAGATTGACATCGACCCAAGTGAATTTGTTGATTCATGTAGTCGCAAAGAAAGAGAAAGATTAATTGAAATCTTAATCGAAGATGGTTTTATTCAACCAGACCAAGAAACTAAAACTAATAACAAGGGAGTTCGTAAACCAAATGTCAATGATCAGATATTTTGGTCAAGTTTAGATAAACTATCTAAGTGTAGAGATTTATTAACTCTTGAAGAAGAGGAATACATCAATAAATTAGCCAAGAAATTTGACCACTTAAGATAATGAATGTATTAGAATTATTTGCTGGTAGTAGGTCGATTGGTAAACAAGCGGAAAAATTAGGGATGAATGTTTTTTCTTCCGATTTAATTGAATTTGAAAAAATTGATTATGCGGTTAGTATTCTTGATTTCGATGTAACCAAAGTCCCTTTTCAACCTGACATCATTTGGGCATCACCACCTTGTACAAGTTTTAGTGTTGCCTCTATTGGTCATCATTGGACTGGTGGTAAAGGTGCATACATTCCTAAGACTGATGGTGCAAGATTAGGTCTGGAGTTAGTTAAGAAGACATTGGAAATCATTAATCACTTCCAACCAACTTATTGGTTTATGGAAAACCCGAGAGGTGTTCTTCGTAAGTTGCCGGTCGTTCAAGGATTAAAAAGAAACACTGTAACATATTGTCAGTATGGTGACGAAAGAATGAAACCAACAGACATATGGACTAACAGTAATGTTTGGACACCAAGACCGATGTGTAAGAATGGTGATCCATGTCATGTTGCCGCACCAAGAGGAAGTCGAACAGGTACACAGGGAAGATCTAATGCGTATGAAAGAAGTAAAATACCTGATGAACTTTGTCAGGAAATATTAAAAAGTTGTTTATGAAAATAAAGAATGATTATGTTGTTGGAGAAGTTAAACAAATAAGACCACAGATATTTGCGGTATCAATTAAGGACAATTATCAAAGAACAATGTTGTTCTGTAGATATCAAGAGTATTATGAATCACCATATGAGGAAATTAGAGGAAAGTTCTTTACATGGGAAAAATACATGATGATTTATAAAAATCATTGGAAGAAAAAAACATTCACATACCCCGAAGATTGGAGTGGTTTTAATATCCCATCTAACATTGTTGACAAAGGAATGGGTGTATTCAAAAAAGATTGGGGTCCCTATGATGAGATTATGAATGACATATGGTTTCATTGTGAAAATTATCCACTTAGATTTGAGAAACCGAGAACTAAATGGTATTTGATTGGTGCCGATAGTTTTAAATCATCAACGATGGATCATGAAATTGCTCACGGTTTATATTATACAAATAAAGAATATAAAAAAGTTTGTAGTGGTTTAATATCAAATATAAAACCCAAACACTATGAGAAATTGAGAGATAAGATTGTTAAAATGGGTTACGTCAATGATAAGAAAATAATTGATGATGAAATTCAAGCATTCATGTCTACCGGTTTATATAATGGTTTAGAAACTAAGGAACTTAAGAGATATGAAAAAGACTTCATAAACAATTTTAAGCAATTCAATAAATCTTAAAATAATACCATTTTTCGTGATATATATGTAATGTAAAATTACATACAATGCAAGAAGAGTTTGTACCCTATCATCAACATCTTTTGATGAAAATTTGGATTAATAATCCACCTACAAGAGTTAGTGTTCTTAACGAATGGTTCGTACAGTTAGTACATAAAGTTAGAATGGAAGTAGTTGCTGGACCAACCAGTGTTTATGTTGACCATCCTGGTAATGAAGGATTAACAGGTACAGTTACATTAGCAACATCTCACGCCTCTATTCATATATGGGACCACCATGAACCAGCCATGGCTCAGTTTGATATCTATAGTTGTAAGTGTTTCACATTAGAAGATGTTTTAGAACAGTTTGAACCATGGGGAATTGTGAAATATGAATGGGTTATGATAGACAGAAACGAATCACCTAAAATAATCTCAGAGGGGATTTGGAGCCCACAACATGAATATATCGATGAAAATTCTTAAAAAAAATAGGAATATTCAAGAAATACATATAACTTCGTGGTTATTAAAAGATATATTCTGGTGTTTAAAATTCACATGGTTGGCAACATTCATGGTAATCCCAACATCAATTTTAACAATTTATATTCTTTTAACAGAAAAAGAAAATAGAGATGGAAACATAACATTGTTTTCATGGGTTTTTATGAACATCTTTTGGATGTTACATGAACTACAAAATTTTCCATTTTGGCCTGTACAAATCTTTATGTTCTTAGGAATTTTTAATACTATTAGATTAATAGTTAAAAGAAGAAAAAATGAAAGTAATATTTCTTGATCACGATGGTGTGATTTGCTTATCAACTGAATGGGGTGGTAGACATAAAAAACAAAGAAAGATAGGTAGAAAATTGTCACAGTCTATAGCTTCACTACCAGTTGAATGTAGGTTCGATAATTTTAATAAGAAAGCAATTAAGGTTCTAAATGAAATATTAGAAGAAACCGGTGCAGAGATTGTAGTTAGTTCTGATTGGAAAAATCATGCAACGGTTGATGAGTTGGGTGAATATTATGAACAACAAGGTATTATTAAAAAACCAATTGACTTTACCCCATGGTTAAAAGATTGTAATTGGTATAAGATAGAATATAATTATGACTTTCCTTGGTCAAGACAATGGGATTTAGAACAAACAAGATCAATTGAGATAAGACAATATCTAATTAATCATCCTGAAATTACACATTGGGTGTCTATTGATGATTTGGATATGGGTAAAAAGGGGTCATACTATGGAATTGAATTTGAGCACGATTGGGGTTTAGACAACTTTGTGTTGACACCTTTAGGAACCGAAGGAATAAAACAAACAGGAATCAAAGAAAAAATATTAAACTTACTAAAATGATGACAAGTTATTTAATCGCAATTGGTATCACTATTTTAATCACGGCACCAATAGCATATATTTGGGTAAGGGGTATTGATAATATGAAAAAAAATCATCCTGATTATAAGGGTGAAGATTTTCTTAATTGGGGTGATGAAGATAACCCGTGGGATGATGAGAAAAAATAAATAATGAAAAAAAAGAAACCAGATTTAGTTGTTTGGGACGAAGAAAAAGGATACTACTCAAAGGAGTTAACTTATGGTAGTAATGTAGGTGCACCCGCAATTAAAATGGAAGATGTAGGTGGTTGGAAACAAATGCAAGCCAATGTTGCAAATAAACAGTTTAAGACCAAATATGAAGAACTTAAAGAGGAGTTTCGTAAACTTATTGATGAGGTTAATTGGAATGAGCTCGTATATTCATCGAGTTATTCTTTTATTCCTGTAATGAATGAAATATATCACCTGTATATTAGAGAAAATGAGACCACTTTTCTGTCTTTGATACATCCATCACAATGGAAACAAAACTACATAGGTTCTTTTAAATTAGACTCAACACAAAAATGGATTAAAGTTGAGATATGAGATATTTATTTAAGTATGAAAAGGAATCTCACAGAAGAATTAGAAAGAATACATACCATAACCTACGGTAAACAAGTCATCGAGGAACGAGGTCTGTTGGATAGAATTTTAAAGGGTGTTGGGTTAAAGAAGGATGATGGTGAGAAAGTGGACGACCCCAAAAAGGCGGATTTAGTTAGTGACGATGTAAAAAAATTCTTTGAAACCCTACAACAAGCCGCTGAACAAGGTGGTATTTCCCAACAAGAAAAAGGTTCAATGACATTTCAAAAAGAAGTTGAGTCCATGCAAATGGGTTTAACTCTTTTAGGTTATGAACTACCAAAACATGGTATTGATGGTCTTTTTGGACCAGAGACCGCATCCGCAGTTAGTAAGTTTATAAGTGATAAGTTGGGTAACAAAGAAAATGTTAATGAAGCCACAATGTCTTCTCCTATTGGTCAAACATCTGTTGGTTCACCATTCGGACCAAGATGGGGTAGAATGCACCATGGTGTAGATTTAAGTGCTAGTTCTGGTACCCCGATTAAATCACCTCTTGATGGTCAGGTTATAGATGCTGAAATTAGATCTAATGATTGTGGAGGAACAATTTTTATCCAACATGCCGATGGATATAAAACTAGATATTGTCATTGTAAACAGATTAATGTAACTAAGGGACAATCAGTTAGTAAGGGAGATGTTGTTGGTTTAACTGGTGGGGCTGCGGGAGATGTGGGTAGAGGAAGATCTACCGGAGCACATTTACACTTTGAGGTTTATAAAGACGGGAAAACCGTAAATCCAATGGAACACTTAGGTTCGGAAGTGGGTGAGTTTGTTGCTGGAAGTGGTTCAGGAGTAACAACTAAAGCAACTCCTGAGATGTTAAATAAATTAATTGAATTGTTAAAACAAAGAGGAGTAACTTCTGAAGACCTCAAAAAACTTATTGACAGTGTAGTAACTGGTGGTAGTGCCCAATTCACCGACATAGATTTAACAACCGAGGAAGGAAAAAGAAAATACACTGAAATTTGTCAGAAATTTATATCATCAAGAAGTAGTAATCTGTTGAATATTACAGGTGATATGTTAACGAGGGGAGCCGTTAAAGCGTTCGAAAGACATAATAGATATGTCCCACCTGAATTGGCACTAGCTCAATTAACTGCTGAAGGTGGATTTTCTAAAGACCCAAATGCAAGACCAATCAGAACAAAAAATCCATTTAATGTTGGAAACACAGATAGTGGTGCGAACTGGTTCGCCGATTCAGTACAAGATGGTATAGATAGATACTATGATTTGATTGCCAAGAGTTATTTAGGTAAGGGTAAAACTGCCACCGATCTTGTTCAAAATTTTGTAAACAAGAATAATAACAGATATGCATCAAGTGAGAACTACGAAAGAGATGTGAATACCATCGCCCTTCAAGCCAATAGAATTGCACAATCGGTGATATCTGTATAATATTTTTTATATTTTTTTGGATTTTTCAAATAATTTAGATAGATTTATTATCTAAACTTATTTTATGTCAAAAGAAACTTGTATACTATGTGGTAAAGAAACCCACGAAGAAATCACAACACACATTGATTTTAGAACCGGTTACATCGAAGGAGCAGGACAACTATGTATTGATTGTTACAAAAAAGGAGACTCTTCGAGTAGGGAACACATAACCATCCCAAAAAATTGGATTGAAAGGTATCCCAACAATTATGAACTTGGAGAAAAGGTGAGATCGTATTATTGGAGAGAACATGAAGGCAAAGAACCACCACCGACTGTAAATAAATGGGTTTGTAATTTATGTGGAAAGGATACTTTAGATGTTGATTATGATTATTTGATTGGTACGGATCATCTCGAGTGTCTTTTAAAACTTTGGAACAACAAAAAATGAATATATTCTTTTTAGATAGTGACCCTAAAAAATGTGCTGAATATCATAACGACAAACATGTTGTTAAGATGATATTAGAAACCGCACAATTACTTTGTGGAGTTCATTGGGTGAACGATTCTGAAGCACCATATAAACTATCTCATAAGAATCACCCGTGTTCAATTTGGGTGAGGAGTTCATTGGAAAATTATCTTTGGTTGTGTGAATTGGGTTTGGAACTATGTAAAGAATATTCATACCGATACGGTAAAAAACATAAGTCCCAACAAGTAATAGAATGGTGTGTAGTAAATAAACCCAATATACCTGATTTACCGTTTCAATATCCACCGAAAGCAATGCCCGATATCTTTAAAGTCGACGATGTGACTCAGTCCTATAGGAATTATTACATCGGTGCGAAGAAAGATTTCTGTAATTGGAAAAATAGGGAGGTTCCTCTTTGGTTTTCCTAATATTTATATAAATAAAATACGTATTATAATGGAAATATCTAAAGAAAAACTTCTTTCTCTATTATCTGAAAACAATTACATTTCGGATATTGATGAAATGGCCAAATATTGGACCAAAAAACAACCAGGTAAAAGAGTTGCATCAAGTAAACTATACGATAACGATGGTAATTTAATTGGTTACGATATGATGGTGGACCCATTTAGTGAGGATCCCGATTCTGAGAGAGTACAAATCATTTTCACCTGTGATATCCAACAATTCATGGAACAACATCCCGACGTTGTTGAAAAATTAAAAAGAGATTATGGTTCTTTTAAATGGTCAGACACTAAGTGTCCGTCAGATAGACCACATAGAGATGTAAGGGTTGGTAGACCTTTACCGGGTGAAGAAGGTGAACCTGTTAGTACCATTAAACAAACATCAAAAGATGTTGCAACCGGTGAGAAGTTACAAGGTTCTGAGAAAATAAAAAGATTATTTTTAAAGGCATTAAGGAGTAATCTAACTGAAGATTTCAATAAAGTATTAAATCAAAGAAGTGTACCTGCAATTGCTTTAGACAATAGAAAATATTTCGATAGACACACAGATCTTTGGACAAACGAAAAAGTAATGTTCACTTCTTTAAGTTATAATGTTTATAAATCTAACGAAGAGTTCAACCAAATGGTTGCGGATAGAATTTTTGGTGAAGAGACACCAGAAATGGACACACAACACTTAGCAAGACAATTCAATCTAAATTATAGAAATTGGGAGGCTGAAGAAAAGAAAGGTAGCACACAAGATTATGGTGTAACAGATGTTTATCAATTACGTAGATACGGTCATGTTGAGGGTAGAGAGAATGAGGTTTTCTTGGAGATGACTTTCTCTGTGAGAGGTGAAATGATTGGTGAAAACTCTTTCGCTTGGTCGATTACTTTGGTAAACAAATTTGCAAGAAGAAAACCAGAATCATCACGTGTTGATGGTAGACTTGAACCGGTAGAATATAATCCTGATTCTTTAGTTGATGGTAAACAAGTCGGTGTCGTTAAAAATATCCAACTTACACCGGGTACAGAATTCACACCGGAAAATACAATTATGGATAACTCAGAAATTGTTAGAGGATTACTTACAGCCATCAACGAATTCAAACAAAAAGTTACTCAAATCAGTCCTGAAAGTGTACTTAGAAAAGCTGCACCAACAAGATCTGAGTTGGATGGTGGTAGAAGAAGAATCAATGAGGGAATATTTGATGATATAGTTAAAGATGTAATAAAAAATATAAAAAAATAAAAAGTACCTTTCCATACTAAGTTGTAATGGAATGACCCGATTTGGGTTTAGTATATCCCCACAGAAATGTGGGGATTTTTTTTTGAAATATTTTGGAATATACAAAATAATACTTACATTTGTTTCAGAAAACTTACTAACATGAGTACAAATTATTATAGAATTCCAACTGTTGAAGAAATGGAATCCAAAAAAAAGATTCTAATTCAACAAGTTATAGATTTAGAATTATCACCATTTAATATTGAAAGGGGATTTAGGGTTGAGAAAAAGGATACATGGCAAACTGAAAGTCCGTGGGATAATTTTCTTGATGGTACCTCTATACATCTTGGGAAACGTAGTGGTGGATGGAAATTCTGTTGGAATTTTCATGATAAAAAATACTTTTCAAATAAAGAAGAACTTTTAAACTTTATTCGTTCAGGTCGTGTGGTTGATGAATATGGTGAGGAATGGAATATTGAAGAGTTTATTGCAATGGCTCTCGAGTGGGGTGAACCTGATGGATTAATTGTTAACGAAGAGTATCGTAAAAAAGAAAGAAGAAATGGTATGGGTTCATTTTTTGATGACCCAAGATACGATGATTTAATAATCGACGGACTTCGAGTAAGTTCATCAACTGAATTTTGTTAATATGATTAAAATAGAAAATGATATTAAGGTATGGATAACATCTGACACACACTATTCTCATAAGAATATATGTCGTGGCACTACTAACTGGAGATTACCAAATGGTAATATTCCTGAATCACAAACACGCCCATTTGATACCATTGATAAAATGAATAGTTCAATTGTAAACAACATTAATGAAGTTGTTGGACAGGACGATGTGTTAATTCATTTAGGGGATTGGAGTTTTGGTGGTTTTGAAAATATAGAAGAATTCCATAATAGATTAATTTGTAAAAATATTCACTTAGTTCTTGGCAATCATGACCATCACATCGACAGAAACAGAAGTAATGTTCGAAACCTTTTCAAATCAGTTAGTTGGTTTGAACAATTTGAATATCAAGGTGAAACGATTGAGATGTGTCACTATCCCATATCGAGTTGGAACGGACTTCGTAAGGGTCGTATTCATTTACATGGACATTGTCATTTACCACACAACCAGAAAATTAGTAATGGTAGAAGAATGGACATTGGTATGGATGGTAATCCCGACTTCTCACCATACAATTTACATGATGTGATAAAGATGTTAAAGAAGAAAGAAATCGGTAGTGAAATGGGACCTTTAGACCACCATTTAAATGATATTGTTGGAATTGTTGGTTAATATTTTTTTTATTCAAAAATTTTAATTATATTCTATTATGAAAAAAGTATTTCGAAAAATAAAAATAATTCTCAAAGATATTTTGTTAGGGTTTAAAATTGCAGAAGAAAACCGTAACAAATCTCAATGGGGTAAATTTTAAAATAGAAACATGAACATCAAACAAGCTTTGAAAAAGAAAAACAAACTCGTTGGTGAAATTCACCAAGAGTTTTATAAGGCATCACAATATAATGTTGTTGATGAAGGTAATCCGCGTCCATACTCCGCAACAGAGGCGATAGGTAATTGGATGAAGTTGTCTAATGATCTTATTGTGTTGAAAACACAAATTCATAAGGCAAACCTTCCAGTTTATGATAAGATTTTTGAATTGTCAGAATTAAAAAATCAAGTTAAACAATTGAAAGGACTCAATTGTTCCTCAGGTAAAGTTGCCGGTGGAAGATGGGGAGAGGGTGAACCCGTTGTTAAACACGCTGAAATTAATGTGGTTGAAAAAGATAAAATGGTGAAGAACCTTGAGTTGAGAATTGAATCTCTCCAAGATGAACTTGACCAATGGAATCACAACACATTGATTGATTAAAATATTGGTTGGGGGATGAGGGAAGATTTATAAATTAAGACAATGGTCTACCATTGGCAACAATTATCTATAAAGTCTGATAAATTGATGAAGTTAAGTGGACTCAAAAATTAACATTCAAATTATCAAAAGTTAACTCTCAAACTTTAAAACTCCTTTAAGATTTATTAAATCGGAACTTTGAACCCAACCATCCTTAACAAACTTACTAAACCTAAAAAAATGAAAGACCTCTTTAAAAAAGTTTTCTCACAGAAAACATCATCACCAATCTTTGTTGGATTCGGTACATTCTCAATCCTAACATTCATTGTGTTTCCCGGTTTGACTGCAGCAAATACTATGCTTAATATACTATCGGGCATTCTCGGATTGTTTACAATTTGCTTTGTTTATTATTATGTAAACATGGATAAATTTGTTGATCAATTCATAAACATTGAACCGGGCGAGACCGAATTGGATTATATTAATCCTGAAGAACTTCAACCGAAAAAGAAAAAAAGAAATCCAAAACAATTTGATGGTGTTAAAAGTGACGAACCTTTTGTAAAAACCAGAAAAAAAACAAAATAATATGGCATTCGAAAGTTTTGAAGAAAGGTATGCTCGCCAAATGAAAGAGCGTGAAGAAGAACAATTAAAACAACAATTAAAATTAAAAAAAAGAATGAAAACAATTATTTCAGGAGTGGTGGGATTTTTTATCCTAGTAACACTATTTTTTTCCTGTGAACGAATTGATGCAGGACACGTAGGAGTTAAAGTGAACCAATATGGTGATAACAAGGGTGTGAGTGATGTAGTAGAAGTTACCGGTATGGTATTCTACAATCCAATTACACATAGTATCTATGAGTTCCCTACATTTATTCAACACAAAGAATATACTGGTGATAACTCATTTGTGGTAAACTCAAAAGATGGTTCGGAGTTTCACGTTTCACCTATCATAAACTATTCAGTAAAGAGAGAAAAAGTACCAACTATCTTTGCTAAGTATCGTAGGAGTTTAGAACAAATTGAAGAGGGGTTTTTGAAAACTGCAGTATTTGATGCATTCAGATTAGCAACTAACAAGTACACCGCAGATGAATTAATTGGTAATCGTCAAAACTACGAGAATGAGGTTCGTAGGATTTTGGAATCACAATTATTGAATGAAGGTTTTATTGTTAACCAATTTACGTCGAATTTAGTATATCCTGCAACATTCAAACAAGCTATTGAGGCAAAGAATAACGCGGTACAAGCGGCATTAAGAGCCGAAAATGAAGTGAAAACCGCAGAGGCACAAGCAAAGATTAAAGTTGCTACCGCAGAGGGTAACGCTCAAGCTATGTTAACATCAGCAAAGGCAGAAGCGGAAGCAAATAGATTGAAACAAGCCACATTAACACCAATGTTACTACAGCAACTTTGGATTGAGAAATGGGATGGTAAACTTCCTGTTTATGGTCAAGCACCAATGTTGTATAAACCAGTAAATTAAAACACATCATATGCCTAAACGTACTAAAAAATGGGAGAAAGACTTTGAAAAAAGATACTCCAACGCAATTAAAGAATTGCAATCATTAGAAAGTGAATATAAAAAAATGCAAGAAGACAATTCAGATAGTTTTTGGATGGGTCTTTATCCTGAGGAAACACAAATTGAATTTGGCCCGTGTGACGGTTATTATGTAAGTTACACCAAAGAAAATCAATATAAAGAAGGTGAACCAGAACATGTAAATGTTACTCTAAAATCTGAACTAGGTATGTTTAGTTTTGATTTTAATTCATACGACCAATTAAAACAATTTAGAAATGATGTTATTGAGGAGTTTGATAAAATGAAGAGGGAAGATTCGTCAGTTACTATTAACACTGAAGAATGTGAGGAAGAGGATGAAAATTGGGAAGATAATGAAGAAACCGAATACACTATTCAATGTTCAAGAAGTTGTGTACAATCATGGACACACACGGTAATGGCTAGAAGTGTTTGTGAGGCATATAGAAAAGCACAAGAAGGTGAGGGTCATGACGAGAATGATGATTTTGATGACTATGGTGACATAGATTATGAATTAATCTAACCATGAAATTTATCTCAGTTCCAAGTATTTATTATAAAGAATTAATGATATGGCAAAAGTTATTAAATTAAAACAATCAGACATTGAGAAGATTGTTGAGGGTGTATTAAAAGAACAACAAGAATTAGACGATTTTGATACTGAGGTACAACCAGAGGAGATGGGTTCAGGGGTTGAATTGGCTTTAGGTCAGGACGAGAACGGTAATTTCTATGTAATCAATACCGAAGACCCTGAAAATCCTGAAATAGTTTCTAAAACAAAATAAATAAAATTTACGATAACATCGTAAAAAACCCCAAAAAATTGGGGTTTTTGTTTTTTACAAAAAATTTGTTTATATTTTTATAATATAGGAAATGAATATAAATCACACAAACAAGATATAATGTCGAGAATTAAACAAATTAAAACATCATCAGAAAACAAT